CCACTGGGGTTCGGCCAAGATTCCGCGCGTGATGAGCGCGGACAACTGGCGCAAGCCGTTGCGGTGGCAGGAGATCGCCAAGGCCACAGGAACGCGCCGCCGTGTGTTCTGCGGCTCGATGTGCGATTGGGCCGACAAGAACGCGCCGACGAACCAGCGCGCCAGGCTGTGGGCCTTGATTCGCGCAACGCCGATGCTCGACTGGCAACTGCTCACGAAACGCGCGCCGAACATTGTGCGATGCCTGCCTGCGGACTGGGGCGATGGCTACGAAAACGTGTGGCTCGGCGTGACGGTCGAGAACCGCAAGCACGGCCTGCCGAGGATTGAGCATCTGCGGCGCGTGCCTGCGAAGGTTCGGTTCTTGAGCGTGGAACCGTTGCTCGAAGACCTGGGTGAGATTGACCTGACCGGGATTCATTGGGTGATCGTCGGCGGCGAATCCGGGCCGAAGGCGCGGCCCATGAAACCGGAATGGGTAGAGAACGTGAAGCATCAGGCCGATGAGGCCGGTGCTGCCTTCTTCTTCAAGCAGTGGGGCGGGCGGATCGACAAGGGCGGGTGCCTCATTGATGGCGGCGAGGTGAAGCAATGGCCTGCCGCAGCGTAGTGATGCACAACTGGTTGTAGACGTCCTATTTGACGCAAAACTATGCGTCACCCGAAAACCGGACACCACCGCATGCCGCTTTTGACCATCCCGGAATGACAAACAGCGGCGGTATATCGGCAAACGCAGAGGCGCTGCTGCTGCTTGAAGAGCACAGGAGATTCCGTGTGAGGAAAGACTACGGCCGGATATAGATAATGTACAAGTTATAAGTCACAAGGCAAACTCTATGAAATTTACAGCTACAAAAGAAGAACTTCTTATGTTTGCTGATTGGATTTATCAGAAGTATAAAAATGACTAGACATATGGTCATACCGGACACACAGATTAAATATGGAGAAGATTTAACATTTTTAACATGGATTGGCGAATTTATAGTTCAAAAAAAACCAGATGTTATCATTCATCTTGGTGATTTTGCTGATATGACTTCTCTATCATCTTATGATGTAGGTAAGAAGTCCTTTGAGGGACAACGATATGTAAAGGATATAGATGCAGCACAGAGAGGAATGGATCTGTTACTTGCGCCTTTGGTTAATTTCAACATACTTAAAAAGAAAAATAAAGAAAAGCAATATAAACCAAGACTCGTTCTCACCTTGGGGAATCACGAACAAAGAATTGAACATGCCATTAACAACGATCCAAAACTTGAAGGGTTAATCTCATATACAGATCTACCTTATGAGAAATGGGAAGTGTATGAATTCTTATCTCCTGTTGTTATAGATAATATAGCTTATTGTCATTACTTCCCTTCCGGTCTTTTAGGTCGGCCTATATCTTCTGCTTCTTGTATGGTTAGTAAATTACATATGTCTTGTGTTGCAGGTCATCAACAGGGCAGACAGGTTGCCTACGGAAAGAAGGCTGATGGAACAAACATCACATGTATCATCGCAGGAAGTTGTTATGAACACCAAGAAGGTTATTTAAACAAACAAACAAATAATCACTGGAGAGGACTTATTATGTTAAATGAGGTAGATAATGGTTCTTTTGATGAAATGTTTGTATCCTTGAAATATTTACGAGAAAAATATGGCAAAGAATAGTTGGAAATATGTCATTAAAGACATGAAAAAAAGAAATAAAACAGGTATGAAAGAATATGGTGTCCCTTTAACTACAAAAACTGAAAAAGATTTTCTATGGGAAACTTATGAAGAGTTATTAGATGCTGTTGTTTACCTAAGAACAGAATTACAATTACAACAAGAATACAGAGATGCTTTATCTGATTTGGAGAAATAAATGAAATATCCCTTTCAATATATTCCCGATACTGCTGAATACAGTTATGATAGAATCAAAGAAGATCAACGCCAAGAATATGCAAGAAAAGCTATGATACGTTACCAAGAACAACGAGAACGTAACGAAGCAACAGCACAAAGAGTACTAAATGGAGAACTATAATGAATGCAAATGAATATCAAAAATTAACTATTGACACTGCTATTTATCCGGGTGCGGGGACAGGAGATAACAGGGAATTAGTTTATCTTGGTTTAGGATTAGCATCAGAAGCTGGTGAAGTTGCTGGTAAGATTAAAAAACTAATCCGTGATGGTACTTATGAGCCTAGAAAAATTGGAGATGAGCTTGGTGATGTATGTTGGTACATTGCACGTCTAGCAGAAGCTTTAGGATATGATTTTGAAACAGTACTACGTTGGAATCACGTCAAATTGACAGAACGTCTAGCTAAAGATACTATAAAAGGATCAGGAGATTCAAGGTAATGAAATTATATAATGTACCTAAAGGTTCGTTCATACGTATTTATAATACTGAAGTATGTACACCACCAATCGGTCAAAAGCTTTTTACAGATTTAAAATTCCACAATGTAGATGGTATGTATTCTTTCTGCACACATCCCTTAACAGGGGATGTTATACATATTGGAGCTAGTACAGAGGTAGAAATTATTTGTAATAAAAATGGTGATCCTATTACAACATTAGAACAATATGAAAATAACTAAGTGTGAAGTAACTTTAATTGATTCTATGGGAACTGATCTTTCTATTGTTAATGCTGCTAGAGTTTCCTTTGACAAAGAAAGTCAGTTTCTGTATGATGATGATGATCCTACAGTAGAATTTTTATCTGAAAAAGATATTAAACTTATTAAATATCTTTATACACATAATCATTGGACACCATTTGCTCATACATGTTTATCCTTTAGAATTAAAGCACCTATTTTTATAGCTAGACAATTAGGTAAACATCAAGTGGGTCTTGTTTGGAATGAGGTTTCTCGTAGATATGTAGATGAAGAACCTGAATTCTTTTTTCCAAAAGAATGGCGAAGAAGACCTAAAAATACTAAACAGGGTAGTGAAGGAATCTTTGATCCTAATCAACCTTTATATAATCTAAATATATGGTTAAAACATACTTATGTAAAGAATCTTGAAATTTATAATATATTAATTAAGGATGGGCTTTGTCCAGAACAAGCTAGAATGATTCTTCCACAAAATATGATGACAGAATGGATCTGGACAGGATCTCTGTATGCTTTTCTCAGAGTGTGTAAATTACGTTTAGATCCACATACACAAAAAGAGACACAGGATGTAGCAAAGGAAATAGCTAAATATATTGAACAAAAGTTTCCAGAGACATGGGGAGTGGTAATGAACACAGTATGAAAACATTTGAAGAAATTTGTGAAGATCTAATTAAAATTGATGAAATAACATTGATGGAGATTTTAGATATTAGTAGTGAGGATTTGGTATTAAAATTTAAAGATAAAATAGAAGAGAAGATTGAATACTTCCAAGCTGATTTAGAAGATACTGACGATGATAATGCCTACCAGGGATAAGGAAAAACAAGATCCCAAATTAAAAGAAAAACATAAAGAAAGAAGAATAAAAAAAGATATGTTAAATAAAATTAAAAATAATGAATGGGTAATAGCAGTAAAGGATTATAAAAATAGTGCATAAATCCTATTTTAATAATTCATTTAGTGAAACCATTTTTAGAACTAAGTATGCACAAGGACCAGATGATACTTGGGGAGCACTAGCAGAAAGAGTTGTTGATCATGTTTGTGGTAATTGGGGAAAACATAATGCTTTAATGTCTAAAGATGATAGACAACAATTAACTCAATACATTAAAGAATTTAAGTTTATTCCAGGTGGTCGATATCTATGGTATGCTGGTAGAAAGAATCAATACTTTAATAATTGTTATCTGTTAAGAGCAGAACATGATACGAGAGAAGAATGGGCAGATTTGACACAGAGAGCGGTCAGTTGTCTCATGACTGGTGGTGGCATTGGAATAGACTACAGCATACTACGTCCTTCAGGGAAACCATTAAGTCGTACTGGTGGCTTATCTTCAGGGCCAATACCACTGATGCAGATGATAAACGAGGTTGGTCGTGGGGTTATGCAAGGAGGCTCACGCAGGTCTGCTATATATGCATCACTCAATTGGCAGCACGAAGATATCTACGACTTTCTCAAAGCAAAAAATTGGACTCCTCAGATACGTAATTTAAAGACAGAGGATTTTAACTTTCCAGCACCACTGGACATGACTAACATCTCTGTTAATTACGATGATTATGCATTAGGTGTTTATGCTACTGATGATAAGTCAGTAAATGATCTTGCTTATAACCCTGTGTTTCTTGAAAATTGTAAACAAGCATTAAAAACAGGGGAACCTGGATTTAGTTTTAATTTTGGTAGTAAACAAAGAGAGACACTTCGCAACGCGTGTGACTGAAGTTACTAGCGAAGATGACTCAGATGTGTAAATTCAGTGCACCCTTTAGGAGGAATCCTAATTGCAAATTCTATAATATCGGTGGAAGCGTGTAAACGTAATACCGAGGTAGCCTATAAAGGAACCGTAACGACTATGAAGATTAATATGATGCAATTATCCAAGTTCACTACTTGGAGTGTCTCTGGTGATGGGTATGTTGGGTATGCAACAAACAATAAGAATGCCCACTACTCCATCTCTAGAAGTCCTGAACATAAAGATTACCTTGAAGTGATCGCCAACAAATTTGTTGGTTTACAGGATTGTAATGTAAGAATTGATGAGTATAAGCGAAAGGATAACGGGAAGATAGTTCTTGATTTAAGAACTAGCAGTCATCCCCTTTTTAGCCGAGTTCGTGATAGACAGTATATTCAAAATCATAAAGTGATTGATCCTCACCAGCTAACAATGTTAGATTGGGAAGCAGCAGCTTTCTTATTCATGGATGATGGATCCACTTGTTATAATACTAAAGGGTCTATGATTGTCCGTCTTTCAACCTGTCATTTCTCTTATGGAGATAACGAGTTGTTGAGAAAAGCTTTCATTGAAAAACTTGGTATGATTTGGAATATAAACCGTAACGGAAATTTGTGGCAATTAAATCTTGCTAAAACATCTAAGGATGAATGGTTTGATAAAATTTCCCCTTATATCGTTGAATCTTACAAATATAAATTGCCTGAATCTTTGCAAAATAGAACATCCAGAACGGATGGTGATCTTGTCTATACTGCTGGAACCGACGGTAGGTAATCTCGGTTCAATTAATATCAGTAACATTACTAATTTGGAGGAGTTCAAATCCGTTGTCACTCTTGCAACCAAATTCCTGGTGTGTGGGACGTTACGTGCCGATTTACCATATGAAAAGGTGTACAAAGTACGTGAAAAGAATCGTAGACTTGGATTGGGGCTTATGGGTATCCATTCCTGGCTACTCCAACGAGGTGAAGGATACGAAGTTACACCAGAACTACACAAATGGTTAAAGGTATATAAAGATGAATCTGAACGAGCAGCTAATGAACACTGTAAGCACTTGCTTATCTCACAGCCACTTGCTTATAGAGCAATTGCCCCAACAGGGACAATCGGTATCCTTGCAGGAACAACTACAGGTATTGAACCACTGTTTGCAACTGCTTACAAACGTCGTTATCTCACAGATGGTACAAAATGGAAGTATGAGTATGTTGTCGATACCACTGCCAATATATTAATTCAACAGTATGGATTAGATCCTGATAAGATTGAAACAGCTTATAAACTAAGTCATGATTATGAAAAACGAATTAGATTCCAAGCGGACATACAAGATTACATTGACATGTCAATCTCAAGTACCATTAATCTGCCAGCTTGGGGAACAAAACAAAACAATGAAGATGGAATTTCAAAATTTGCTGGAATATTGGCTAAGTATGCACCGAGACTCCGGGGATTTACATGTTACCCAGATGGTTCTAGAGGAGGTCAACCCCTTACAGAAGTAGATTACTATGAAGCTCTTAAGCATAAAGGTGTTACCTTTGAGGAGAACATAGAAAGAGCCTGCTCAGGCGGGGTCTGTGGTGTATAGACACATCTTTATTATTAATTTCATTTCAGGTGTTTCTATAGGAATTGAATTTCCACACTTAACAAAACAATTATTCTCCTGTGCAATTGATCTAGGTATTATTAGATTTGTATTTATCAGACAATTAGTTGTACGTTAATAAAACAAAGCCCCCAATTGGGGGCTTTTCTTTTATTTTCCGAAATTAAATAGACTTTGAACTTTTCTAGCATTAGTTGGAGTATTAGCTACCTTACCACTCTTAGAAGTAATATATCTAATATCCTGATCAACTAGAGCATTAAATGCTCTTGTTTCAAGCTGACTCTTAATATTTTTATCAACAACACCAAGTTCAATAAGCTCATCTAAGTACTTAGGTTTAGGATTCTCATTATATAAAGCATAGAGTCTTTTAACTCTGCCATTAATAACTCTATCTTTAAATGTTCTAGTTAGATTGTCATCTGTTTTATAACGTTCTTCAGTACTTAAATTACCCATCCAATGAGCTACCTTTTCTTCAGGTCCTTCAGGCATTAAAGCTTTACTTTCTTTACCTTGAGCAATCATATTAGTTTTTTCGCCCATAACAGTAGTCTTATTAGCTCCTGTGATTTCCATAAGAGCATTTTTCATAGGACCACGCATAGACACATCAGTAATAGCTTGTTTTAATTCTGAATCAAGTACATTACCACCTATAACCTTTTTACCTAGTACAGCAGCACCATGAGTCATCTGCAAAGCATTATTGTGTATTGGGAATAATCTAGCTATAGCATTAGAAGCATCATAAGCCATACTATCTCCTTCAACTGCTGCTAAAAGGATAGTAAGTAAGTTTCCAGGAAGAGTTTCAGTAGTTCTAGCAGAAGCGCCAATATCAACTCCTGTTACTGCTGATGGAATACCATAAGCTAGTAATTTTGTAAGAGCATCAGGATCTTCAACAACATCATCTACTTGAACTACACCTTTTTGAATCAAATCTAATATAGATGGTAATTCCCATTGTGGATTGATAGACATTAATAGTTTTCTTGTTGTTTCATATTGAGTCATAATTGCTCCACTAATAGCTCCACCCATTATTGTTGATACTAATCCTGACATAATAAAAGGAGCATAGGCTTTTGCTTTAGTAGGATTCTGTACCATATGCTTCATGTCAGCAACTAAATTACCAACAGTCATCTGACCATATGTTTGTAATGGACGCATACTCTCACCAATAATACCCCCAAGGTTATGAAACATTGGTGCTGTTTCTCCTCTAGTATATGCAGCCATAGTAGCATCCACACCTTCTAAAGCTTTATCTCTTGCTACAGCATAGACATTACCTAAGTCTTTATAATGCTCAAACAGATAAGAAAAAGTAAGAGTTCTAGACAGCGTATCAGCAGCTTCCTGTGGTTTTCTCATAGCAACCCAATCCTTTAACCACTCCAAAACTTTATTCTCTCCCTGTAAGTGAAGAGTCTTAATAAATTGTGGTTCAATAACATCAGTGGTTTGGGTAACTTCATGTAAAGCTTTCATCAAATCAGCATCCTTGGTTATAAAACTATACATACCTTTACCAAAGTTCTTCATTGATTTAAAACCACCATCATAAGCACCTAATCTTAATGCACTAAGCGGAGATAATAACTGCGTAACAAACATACTTAAAGAAGGTAGAACTTTAATTAAATAGAAAGCACCAATTAAGTTATTCTGTATGGTCTTATACACAGCTTCATTAGGTGAGAATGTTTTTCCAGGGTTAGCTGCTTCATATATACCTTTAGCTATCCTATCTACTCCCTCATATACAGCATCATCAAAAGCTTTGACATTATTTTTATTGACATTTAGAGCAGAGTCATGCATTTGGCTAATAGCTGACCATGCTTGTGGATTATTCACTTTTAAAGTTCCTACATTAAGTATAGGATCAACATCATGACGAATCTTCATACTTCTATAAGAAGATTGAAATTCTTGGATGTTACTATTCAATGCTTGTTTAAAACTATGTCCAAGCTCTTCTGCAGATCTACCAAGTTCGTTACCTTTGTAACCAGACAAATTATCTCTATGTAAATGATGCTTTCCAAAAACACCACCCCTTTGAGCCATTTTTAATTTCAAGTCATCTGCTATAGGTGCTAGATTTTGACCATACTTATTCATAGCAAAATCTGTATAAATATCAACAATCTCAGCCACACCGGGATGTTGTGGTCCATCTAATCTATTCTCAACAGGGCCAACAGTATATTGATTGTTGGGTAGATTACCTTCCATCTCTTTAGCCCAAGCCTCTGCAGCTACTTTAGTTTCAAAATGCTGTCTATGGATAGTATTACCATTAACACTAATCGTAGAAAAGAAATCACCTTGTCTTACAGCAGGATACCATCCTGGTCTATAAGCAATATTATTTTTCTTCCGCAATCTACGCTCTAAAGCAAGGATTGCATCATATTGCTCTTTAAAAGCTTTGGCAAGAACATTGAAGTATTGTTTTTCTTGTGCTGATAAATGCTGTCCAAAAAGTCTAAGAGTATCTGCATACTCAGTACCATTATCGAATCCCTGTTTGAATACATCGTGTATATTCTTGGATTCTACATTAGTCATATTCTTAGTAACCATGTAATAAGAATCAGGATTTTTTATTTTAGAAAACTTCTGCCAGAATCCAGAACTATCCCATTGTGGTCTTTGTATATCTCCAAATAAGATTTTATTAGCCATAAAAGAAGCTTCATATTCAGCATCTCTAATTTTACTATGAGCTGATTGTATAACAGGATCATTCTTAAATATTTGAGCTAATGTGGTTTTACCAAACATCTTCCTAGCTAACCAAGGACCACTGTTACCAATAGCATCTAAAGCCTTAACAGAGAAGTTAGCTAAGTTAGGCATAGCACCTCGGTTCCGAGTCCACGGTAGTTGTTCAGAAATACCTTGATTTAGTAACTCTGGTACATCCTTATAAATCTCATAAGGATTCTTATAGATATCTCCCATTGTTTTATTGGAGAATGGATATAACTTAGGATTATCTAAGATTAGTTTATCATTTCTCTCTGTATCCCAAATATCCCAAATAGTTCTACCAGTTTTTTGAATTTCTTCTTTATTCTTACTTAAAATATCATTTACAATATCTGGTCTATAATGCTCACCTGTTAGTTTTAATCCCATTGTTCTAAGAGTAGAAGTCATGTTATTAACAAGATTAGTAATCTGTTTAACAATACTAAATCGTTTATCAGAAAATGCAGTTAATAGATGATCTTTCATTAGTGACTCAGATACACGTTCAGCAAAATACTCATCGAAAAAAGAATGATATTTATCATAAACGTTGGGTCTATGACTATTTATGAAAGAGAAGGGTTCTATATTATTCTTCTTTTGCCAAGCGTCGAAGCCATTAACAATCTTAAAGAATTCCTCTCCTGTTACTTTACCAGATTGTAGCCATTTGGTGAAAACAATATGACCCATCTCATGACCTAGATTTATAGCTAAGGTAATGTTATTGAAAGCATCATTACTAACACCGTCTAAAAACTTCTGTAATCTTGGATGCTTCCTATAAAAATCCCCCGCCTTACCAAGAGACTTGATATCTAGGTAAATAATAGAAGTATTACCACTGAACTTAACTTCTGTATTCTCCCCAATAACAATATAGATTTTATCTTTACCTAATCCTGTACCAGTCAAATAAGTATCAACAACTTTTTGGAAATGAGGAAACTCTGTTGTCAATCTAGTATCAACCTGTACACCTGACCATTTTGTGGATGGTGTAAATAGATGGGGATTATCTACAAAATCTTGAGCTACATGTTCTGAACCATGAATAATATCATCAATAGATTCATACTTAGGTTTAACATTAACGGCTTCATCAATCAGTGAAGAATCAAGAGTTGGTAATGCTTCATCTTTTGGTTTAAGAGCTTCTTGTTGTTTAGCATATTTAGTATCAATATTATCAAGATCTTTCATAAGCTTTTCAACTTTGTCTTTCAGAGTATTAATAGATTTTCTACCACTCTGAGAAACAGGACCATTGTTTTCAATCCTATTGATACGTTTACGTAAACCTATAATTCGATTAGCTATATTTTTCTTGAATTTATTTAATTGTTCAGGAGTAATAGGTTTTTCTGGTTTAGGAACATAATCGGCATCTAAGGATTTTTGCTGAAATTCTAATAAATTATCAATCTTCTCACTTATGGATTCTTTTTGTTTTCTTAAAGCCAATTCAACATCATTATCATGAGAACCACCAGTAGCTCTAGACTCTTCAAACTGTTTTTGTTTGTTATGAATTCTCTCCTCTATAGATTCATATATATTAAGTTGACGTTGTATGGCTTTGTTAAGTTCAGGATGACCTAAAGGATATTGTGGTCCTTTTGGTTCTGCTTTATTAAAAGAATAACTACCATCATCATTACGAGTAAGACCAATGATTGCTTCTTCCTCAGCTAATTGTCGTTTTAAACCCTCAATCTCTCTAACAATATCCCAATCAGTATGTGAACCAGTATTATCATAAAGAGTGTTTCTCTCTTTATTAAATCCTGCCATAATGTCATCTATTTCCTTCGTAGAGAGACTTTTTTCTACTGGCTTAGGGGTAGGTATCACCTCTTCGGTTTTGAGAGCTTCTAGGGGCCTTTCTGTGGCTTTTGGAGCTATATTTAACTGCTCTCTATAAGCAGCAATCTCTTTCTCTAAGGCTTCAATCATGGAAGAATTCTTCGGATCATTTCTATCTAGCACAGAGAGTTTTTCTCTTGCTTCTTGAAGATACTGAGAGGCTATTACCTTCTCTTGAGATGCTTGAGCAATTTTAGCATCAGCAATATCATGAGGAGTCATCTGATACATAGTATCATCATGTTGTGGTTTGTAGCTACTCTCACCTAATGCTTTTTTATTCTCTTCTAGTTTAATAGATAAATCATCATATAGATTAATAAGATCATCAGTAATAGGTTCTACATTTAATTTATGCTTAGTATTCTTAATCTGACGTTCTAGATCTTTTTGCTCTTTTATTAATTCTTCATGAACAGATCTAGGATCATT